ACATTATCTTCATAAAATGTAAATTCAGCATCTTTAAATGTAATCAAATTAAAGAATTTAGCCAAACCATTAATTTTTAATGTAGAACCTGATATATTAGAATTCTCAGGTCTTGAAATAATATAATCAGGTTCACCCAATATCGAGTTAATAAATGTGTAATCAGGGGTATTAAGAACACGGGCAGTAGCAATAATGACATAACACGATTCATCTTTTAAATCCTTTTTATATTGTTCGGCTAATGGCAATAATGAATCATTTAATGCCAAATCTTGATTTTCTCTCCAATAGTTTAAATCAATTCTTTCACCATTTTCATCTATAATAGTTCGATAACGATGCAAAGAACAAACGATTGTTCCATCCATATCATATATAGAAACTTTTTTAATTTTAGCCATTTTATTTAATCCTTTAATTTATGTGTTAATTATACAGAGGTTTTTTGAATTTGTCAATACTTTTGCGATTGATTTTAGCTATCGCTTCAATAGTTAAAAACTATCGGGTTTGACCTTGTTCTTTTCTGTTCATAGCTCTATTATATCAGGCTTTTTTGTTTTGTCAAGTGTTTTCGCAACTATTTTCTAGGTGTTTACCCCTATTGACAAGCCAGCCAGCCTGTGCTATAATTGGCGCCTGCAAACTTGAGTATTCAAAAAATTTGAAAACAAAAGTTCTAACCGCGCCCTTTGCCCGCGGAGCGGGGCAAAATGAGTACCTGAGTATTCAATTTTTCCTGCAAACCTTGGTATTCAAATTTGTGCGTTAAATGAAACGATATCGACCCCATAATAAGCAATAAAATATTTTCTCCAATTAGTAAACCCTGATTCGGTGTCGTGAGTTATATCTAGGTCTTTTTCCATTTGCCAAGCATGAACATACTCATGTGCAAGTGTAGAAAATAAATCAAGGTCTGATTTTATTTCGCTAGTAGCAAACCTGATTTTATGGTTTATCTTTTTATCTGAAATTTTTTCTCCTTCATACATTCCCATGCATGAGTCACCATCAAAACGCAGAACTTTGGTTTTTGCAAAGTTAACCCGATTCTTTAATTCGAATTCATCTTGTAGCATTAGTTGAAATAATCTTAGTTTGTCTGATCTAATCATTTTGTAATCCAGTTTAGTAGTGCAATTTTAATTGCAAAAAAGCCAACAAAGGCAAGCAAGTATAAAACAAATTCAATCATAATTTACTCGCAATGTTGGGTTAAATACCATTATTGCTTGTAGCTTACCATCTACATTTGAGCAATAAGTGAATGGCAATTTTGCTGTTATAGCTTCGTTTAAGTATGTTTGCATTTCAATTAATTTATTGTTTATCATATGGTATATTATAGCAGTGTTTAGTTGTGTTGTCAAGAGTAGGGGCAAAAGCCCCTACATTTTACAAGGTCTTTTCAGTCCTAATAAAATCAGCAATTTTCATCAAAGCAATTTTGTTTGCTTTAGTGAGTGATTCTGTATCGGCTTCTGTCAAGCCTAATGCATCACCGATAAAATCGGCATGAACATCCTTTTTAATCGGTGTCTCGCCTGATTTTGTTTTGTAGGCTTTAGCTACATAAACTTTTTCTCGTGAGAGTTTAGCAACAACAGAACGAACAGTTTTGCCAAGGCTATCTGCAATGGCTTCAACTGTCATGCCCTCTTGGTATTGGGCAATCATTTTTTCTGTTTGATCTTGTGTGTAGTTTACTGTTTTCGTAGTCATGTTTATTTCTCCTAATTAAAAATCTATTATATCACAAAGGCTTCATCATTGCAAGCCATATCCACAATGGTAAAAAGGTTATTGCAACAAACAATGTTGCTTGTAACAATTCTTTCAAAAATTTATTCATGGTTAACAATCTCTTTCAATCCTAATTTTGCCAAGTATTGGGCAATGTGTTTTACAGTATTACCGAATTCATCTTTGAATTCTTCGTTAATAAGTGTATAGCTACCTTCAAAGGGTAAGTCATCTAAGTTCAGGTTAAGTTGTTTAGTGTATAGCATTTTGAAATCCTTTTAATCTATGTGTCCTATTATACAGGGTTTTTAGGGTTTGTCAACAGTTTTTTCAACTATTTTCTAGGTGTTTTCCCTATGTAAACTTTTGTTTCTGTATAATCCTTTTTCTCTTTTCTTACCCTCTATTATATAGATTTTTTAGAGAATGTCAAATCATAATTGAAAACAAAAGTATTCATTAGCATAAATACAACATAGGTGTTTACCCCTATTGACAGGGCGGTTCGGAGACCTTATAATTCTACACCCACCTGGGCCCACCGACACGGCCTACATATGGGAAATTTCCAAAAACACTTGGGTGCCAAAATCCACACTTGCCCTAAACCTGCTAAACTGGTATAATCAACACAAAAGGATACCTCTATGACAACTCACCTGCCTGCAGAAACCGTACGAATCAGCCCCGAAGCACTGGAAGTAGCAAATGCCTACCTCCAGCTTAACGACGCCCGTGCAGTCGCCCAAGAACTAGACTTAGACCCTGAAGTGGTAACAAATCTCCTAGCTCGCCGTGAGGTCAAAACTTATATTGACAGTGTATTTTTCGATAGTGGATACAACAACCGTTTTCTTATGCGACGTGCCATGGATGCACTAATCAAACAAAAGTTTTCGGAGCTGGAAGAATCACAAACTGGGTCGACCAAGGATATTGCTGAACTGTTACAAATGTCACACAAAATGTCAATGGATCTCTTAGACCGCGAGATTGCTCTAGAAAAAGCACGCATGACAACCGCACCGCAAAAGCAGGTGAACGTGCAAATCAACGAAGGTCTAGACGGATCAAAGTATTCACAGCTGGTCCAGCGATTAATTACTGGTGAAGGTGTTTAATGCTTGTAGTCTCCCGACCCGAAGTTAACGTAGATGCCATAGTTGAGTTCGACCCTCAACAGCGGTTTATTAAGCTACCCATAACAAATTATCTAAAACTGCTTAATGTGTGGGACACAATCAATCGCCCACAAATTGCCCTAATCAACGCAGTTAATGATCCCAAGTACCGTTTTATCTGTGCTGCTTTAGCCCGTCGATTGGGTAAAACCTACATAGCCAATATTATTGGTCAATTGGTCACACTTGTGCCTGGATCGAATGTGTTGATAATTTCCCCCAACTATAACCTCAGCTCCATATCCTTTGAACTCCAACGCAAACTCATCAAACACTTTGACCTCGAAGTTGCACGTGACAACCTCAAAGACAAAATTATCGAGCTCAGCAACGGTTCTACCATTCGTATGGGTTCTCTTGGTACCGTTGATAGTACTGTTGGTAGATCATATGACCTAATAATATTTGACGAGGCTGCACTAGGTGAAGGCGGCGAAGCAGCCTTTAACGTTGCACTACGTCCTACGTTGGACAAGCCACAAGCCAAAGCCATTTTTATCTCCACACCACGTGGTCGTAACAACTGGTTCAGTCAATTTTACAACCGTGGCTTTCAAGACGAATTCCCCGAGTGGATTAGTCTCCAAGCTGATTACACCGAAAACACACGCATGGCTGAGTCGGATGTTGCGGAAGCGCGACGTTCCATGTCAAAAGCCGAATTTGAACAAGAATACCTGGCCTCATTTACTGTGTTTGAGGGTCAGATTTATGCACTAAAAGAAGATGACATTTGTGAGATTCCTGATGACCTCCGTGGCGAGGCATTTGCTGGGTGCGACCCTGGTTACCGAGACGCTACTGCTCATTGCACTATCGTGTATGATTGGAACCGTGATTGCTTTTTTATTGTCGACGAATACTTGAAATCAGAAGTTACCACGCAAGAGCATGCAGCTGCGTTTACTGAACTGAATGATCGGCACGGTGTTGAAGTCACCTTTATTGACTCGGCTGCTGCACAGTTTGCATCGGACCTTGCTTATCTCTACAACATCTCAACCACCAAAGCCAAAAAAGACGTATTGCCAGGTATTGCTTATGTGCAAACCCTACTACAACAAGGTCGACTAAAGGTAGCTCCACATTGTACTAACGTACGCGCTATGTTTGACCAATATCGCTGGGATCAACGTGAGGGGCTCCAGCGTGAACGACCTATGCATGATCAATATAGTCACATGGCTGATGCCGTCAGATACGCGCTTTATACTTATACGGTATAATGGTATAAAAAATTTGTGCATTGACTTTTGGTTGCTGTTCTGCTATAATAAGTGGAAATTTAGAATAATTTTATGGCAAAAAATACAAACAAGCGAATACCAGTCAAATGGGTTC